TTGAGGTTACTCAAAGTACAGGAAACCCTATGTTAAGTAGGGGCGGAAATCAAAAATTAATTGAACAGTCAAGTTGGTAAAATATTATGGAAGTAATGTTAAAAAGTGATTAACTTTGCGGGTAAATTTTCCCGCGCAAAAATAGAACAATATGTTACAGTATAACGAAACTATACAAAATTATAGGTTCACCAATGATGGTGGCACGGATAGTTTAAGGAACTATGTACGTGATAGGGTTATAAATGGTAACGAGTCTGAGGAGTCTCGAATTGCTGCTTATGAATTAAATTGGCAATTCTATTTGGGCAACCATTGGAGAAAATACTCCCCAACAATGACAGTGTTTAATTACACAAGAGCCTTTGTTGATAAAGTACCTCAATTCCTTGTGGGAAATAAACCTTTTACTTTTTGTGTATCGAGTTATTCGTCCGATACTGTTGACGAAAAAACAGAAGACCTTGCTGAAAAATTGTTCCTCTACCACTGGAATAAAAATTCGATGCTTACTTTTACATACAAGGCTATGCAAATGGGCGGAGTTACAGGGGACTGTTTTCTATCTCTTAATTGGGACAGTCTTCGAAAATGCGTAAAGTTGAACGTTCTTGATTCTCGTCAGTGCTTCCCTCAAATAGACCCTTTTGATTTAAGAAATTTTACTTCTTTTATTATTCGTGCGCCAGTAGGAGCAAACCCTGATAAGTACGTAATAAAAGTATCTCAATACTTAAATGATAAAATTGTTAGTTGGTATCAAAAGGATACTAACATATCTATTAAGGATTCTGAAAAATACGAACTTTCAGATATTGAGAATCCTTTAGGTTTTATTCCTATTATACATATTCAAAACAAAGCTAACTCTGCCGGATATTACGGTCTGTCTGATACTAATGATGTTGTTAAGCTCAACAAAACGTTTAACGAGATGGCTCAAAAATTGAACACTATCATTAACTATCATGTAGAACCCACTACTATTGTAACGGGAGCCACAGTAACTGACTTAAATAAAAGAGCAGGCAATATTTGGTCGGGATTTCCGAGTGAAGCTAATATTTTTAATTTAGGTCTAGATGCTGATTTATCTGCTTTGACAGACTACATGGAGGTGTTAAAAAAAGCCATGCACGAACTTACTGACGTACCTGAAAATTTCATGGGAAAGTTACAGTCTGTATCACATACATCTGCTGCGGCTATTCAATTAACATACCAGCCTATTGTGCAGCAAGCAGACTTGAAAGGACTTCAGTATGGCGAAGGGTTTTCCCGAGTAAATGAAATGATTGTAAAATTTATTAGAATTTATGATTCTGGCAATGTAACCCTATCTACTCTGGATAAAATATCTGAATCAGGTGAGTTTGAAAACGACTTCAAAGCTACGCCTATTTTTAAATACGGTTTCCCACAAGATAAAGTTGTAGAGTTACAAATTGCTGATACTGAATTGCGCCTAAAATTAAATTCTCGCAGAAGAATCCTCAACAAGTTGGGTAATAACAACACTACTGAACTGTTAAAAGAGATTGATGAAGATACAGTTCATTTAGCAGAACTTGACGGCGCTTATCAAAAGATAGTTGCTGATATAGTGGGAGTTAGCCCGCAAAAACAAAATAATAGTAGCCCTAAACAAACTGAAGGAGAAAGTGACAGTAATAGCGAAGGCGGTATTGACGGAAAGCAAAAAATTCTATCGGCTATAAAAAAGCTACTTAATAGTGCTGACTTTAAAGTTGGTGGAGATGATATTGTTGTTCCTAATGACGAAAACAATACTAATATTGACAGCTAAAGTATTAAATTTTTAAAAGAAATTAGTGCTAAATTGTTATATATTTGTGTTCTATAAGTATTCTAATAATTTTTAATTAAACACACTCTATTATGATGGACATTCAATCAAAGCCGATGAACGCATTGGCAGGTGTTGACGCTGACAGTTTGTACTTAGTTGGACAAACAGCAGGAAAGAAGGTGGCTAATGCGTTTAATGATTACGGCTACCCTATGGTAGGCAACTCAATTACTCGCGAGTCGATTCCTTCTGGAAAGCAGAATTCCGCTACTTCACAAGCTTTAGCTTTAATCAGTATGTAATCTTTTTTTAAAGATTCTTTATTTAGGCATTTATATTTTCACATACTTAACACATTTCAAAATGTCATTAGATTCTTTAAAGGCGATTAAAATTGGCGAAAATTTCGTTGATTTATCGCAAAATCCTGAGATAGCTAAAATCATCTTAGACTCTACATCTGCTGCTGAACTTAAAGTACGAAATCAGTTGTACCCAACAATTTCAAAACTTAAAGATGCCTTAGCAGCGGGAAGAGAAATCGACTCCCAAGCTATACCAGCGAATGGTGTTCCGTTAACAACACAAACATTAGCACAGACTTTATCAACTCCAGCTGCGCCGGCAGCAAACACATCCTTAACAGAGGACGCTATCAAACAGTTTATTGCTGCGGCAATAAATAATTCTCTCCCGCAATTAGTGGAGGCAAAATTAAACCCTGTATTAGAGCAGGTAAACTCGATTCAAACACTTACTGTCAATGACTACAAAAATAGAAAGATGACTGAACTTGGTGAATTGATTATACCTGAAATGATTACTGGAAAAACTGTAGCTGAAATTGATGCTTCTATTGAATCTTCTAAAGCAGTTAGAGCCAGATTTGCCACTACTCAAAACGGTCAAACACCAGCTACACAAACACCAGCTACCACGACTGGAGTAATTACTCCTGTTGTGCCAGTAACGCCAACTCCAACTACTACAGCTATGCCAAATGCAGGTGGGGACGTTATCAACGTGAGTGAAATGAGTATGCAGGATTACGCGAAGCAAAGAGACATTATCTTAGCTGCGCTTACCAAACAGTATTCTTAAACACACGCTTTAAAAAACAATACACAAATGCTTAGATTAATTAAATCTTTCATTGCTCTCTTCCTTTTGCCTTTTACGGCTTTCGGAAGTTCTAGTATCCCAGCAGGTATAACTACTTCGGCTGGAGTTACTACTGGCGCAGATTCTCGTTTTACTGCTATTCCAGAGGCTATACGCCAAGTATATTCACGTGAAGTCCTTTATCAAGCACTTCCGAATTTACGTTTTTCACAATTCGCTAAGATTAAAACTGACTTACTTGCAGTTCGTGGAAAGAGTATCTCGTTTACTAAATACTTAAATCTTGGCGGTGGCGGTAACTTAAACGAAAACGCTTTACTATCAGCTACAGGAATTTCAACTGCGGAAGTTCTTATCCCTGTAAGTGAGGTAGGTAATGCAATTAGTTTAACTGAGCTCTCTCTTAGAACTTCTCTTTTAGACCTTTTATCACAAGCAACTAACTTGTTAGCAGCTAATATGGCTATCTTCTTAGACGGTCAATTCCGAGATACGTTGTTAACTACTCCAAATGTTGTTTATGGTGGAACTACTGCTAAAACATACACTACTTTAGCAAACGGTGATGGTCTTTCTTCATACTGCATTAAGAACGCTGTTGAAACATTGGCTACTAATAACGCACCTAGAATACTAGGTCAATACTACGTATGTGTTGCACACCCACACCAATTACGTCAACTACGTGATGATTCTAACTGGATTAATACACAAGCTTACAGAGGAGAAGGTCGTAACCTATTCATTGGTGAAGTTGGAATGTATGAAGGAGTAATATTCTTAGACAGCACTCAGATGCCCTCTATGAACACTGCTGCTGTAGTTACTAAATACGGTTCTGGGTATACTGCATCGAACGGATACGAAGCTGTGTTTTTCGGGGACAATGCTTACGCTTGGGCAATCGCTTTACCTCCTGAAATCAGAGATGATGGTGTAACAAACTATGGTCGATTCGTCGGCTTGGCTTGGTACGGCATTTGGGGTACTGGTTTGTTAGAAACTAAAAACGTTGTTAAAGCGTTAACTGCTTAATTTCCCGCGAGAAACGTTGGTATTAATTAATTCTCTTTTATTAACTCAATCATTTTTAAAAATGGCTCAAGTAGTAAAAGTAGTTGAAGAGACTACTCCTATTGAAACAAAAACAGTTTTAACGGGAGTAGAAACTAAAGCTACTCCACAACCACAAACTCCTCCTTCTGTAGGAGCAAAAACTTTAACACCAACAGTTAATGTTGTAAAAGTTAAAGCTATGATTACAGAGACAGCGAATATCAATCACACTCACTACGCTTTTGAAAAGGGTAAAGTTTACACTATTTCGGAGCAAGATTGCGGAATGTTGACACACGCTGGTATTGTTATTAAACTTTAAAAAAGTAACTGACTATGCCGGATACGACAATTTCTGGAATTAGTACAATAATAAGGGGGTTGGCTTACGACAAAGTTCCCACCCCCATGTTGTACATAAAAAAGGCGGATTCAGGAAATCTTGCTGTACAAGTAAATGGTTCGGGTCTTTCCATAGTTAACACAACTAGTGGAAATACCTTGCTTCTTAATGTTCCTCCTACTACAAGTTTATCAGACTGTTTTGATGTTCTTGTTTCTGACTACGGTTTATACTCCGTTGCTCAGAGTTACGCTTTCCGCGATAAATTTTTAGTTTCTGACTTATTACCTACCTTTAAGTTACTAACTGGAACTGTTTCTTTATTTACTCGATACTACTACTCTCAGGCGGATGTAATTGACTTAATGAAAGTTTATATGGTTAAGTATAGAAAATGCCTTTTTCCTTCCATTGATGATACTGCTCTACAAGTCTTACTAAACCAACTAATAAACGGGATTGAGAGACACCTTGAGTATTGGGTAGCGTACTATTTAGTTGACCAAAGGCGTTTAGATGAATTTGCATCGAATAATCTTGAAATATCTTTTAGCAATGCGCCAGATGAATTTGGTAGCGAGTTTTCTGAATTATCTTTGTCAAGAAACCGTTTTGATGTAGCCGTTGCAGTGGGTGATGTATTCCATATTACTGATAACGAGCAAAAAAAGATTGAAAAGGACATTAATCGTGCGGGCAATAATAATTTTTTCGGCGATGATAGTTTTTGGTACAGATACCAAATGTTCTTGAGGTACAAATTTGAAACTTTGTTCGGTGATTACTCTCTTAGACCTAATGATGCTATCGTTGGCAACATTATATTAGAGCGTCCTGAACTTTACAATGCTTATTTTACTGATTATCCTTATGCCCCATTACAAAGTCCAGAGGGTATTCCGAGAAGCGGGTACTAAAATATTTAAGTAAAAATTCACGATGCGCACTACACGAATAACCGAGAACTACCACAAAAGGGTAAAACTTGAGCTTCATAGAGCGGTGATGAACTCACCTACTACTATTACACTTACAGTTACTACGGCTTTAACGGAAGCAAACTCGTATAAAAAATTAGTGGGAGAAAGTACAAGGGTAACGAAGCATTATACACTTCATTGCCTTTTTGACCGTATACTAACTAAAGCTACCAGAGGTAAATTCGGGCTAAGAGATATTGTATCAGGTACAGTGTTTTTAAGCCCTATTCAATTAGTGGAAGTTTTAGGGCATTGGAAATACGAATATCATAATTTAAAAGTTCATCTTTTAGGTAAAGACTATGTTGTCGATACTATTATGTACATGGGTGAGGTTGAAGAGTTTAATTCTTGTATATGTGTTCAATTAAGGTTGATGGATTTAATTCACGGGGGAGCCTAAATAACTATGAAAGTTGATATTAATGATTCTTTGAAAAAAGTTATTGCATTGCATACTAAAATGGTAAACAAAAGGGTAGCAGAGCAAGCAGCTTTTAGATGTGCAGTTCTTTACAAGGAACAGCTAATATCTAACATACTTACTAATCGTTATCATTTTACTTTGTCTATTAGGCAAATACAAAAAAGACTTAAACTTGGTTTTAATCCTTATCCGCCTCTTTTTATGTCTGGCGCTTATGTAGGGGCTATAATAATTAAGGATGGTAATAAAGTTACTGTTAGGTCTGGAAGGCATCCTTGTAAATTAAGCTTTGCCGAATTGAGCGATATTTTAGAGTACGGAAGACTCGATAAAAAAATTCCGGCAAGACCCGTATGGTCTTTAACACTAAAAGGTATGAAGACCGTTTTTAAACAAGTATACAGAGAAGAAATACAAGGGTTACTTAAAAAAGTAAGAGCTAAAAATGATTAAGTCAATTCAAAATATAAAGTTAAACGTTTTTCAACTGTTCTTAGGCGCAGCTGGAAATGCTTTTTTGCGGGAAGAAGTATCTATTACAGATGCTGACGGTTTTGAAGTTATGACTTGCCCTCTAAAATATTATAAAGAGAGTAGTGACGATTTAACAGAGGCTTCTCATGAAACCTACCCAGTTATTTCTGTTCAAGACTTTCCAGTGATTCCTGTCGAAGGCTGGAATAACTACCCAAAAAAAGAATATGGTGGGGAGAGATACGATACTTCCGGCAAATTAATCGGAACGTATGAAATACCTAAACCTATTAGGTTGATGTGCAAATATCATGTAGCGGTTGCAAGTAAAAAAGACTCTGAGTATGACTCTATATGTTCTTGGTTCTATACTAACTTCGGTGTTGGAATAAATAACACAACTGTTTTTAACGCCAAAGTTTTAAACGGCTTAGTCGACACTAAAGTAGGGGACTTTGTAAATTATAAATTAACAGCCTATGACAACACTACTCGAACGGATGGAATAAGAGAAACTATCTTTTTTTTCGAGTTTCATTTATGGGCACACTTCAAACCACAAAAAGAAGTTGACTATTTCGAAGAAATATCAGTATCTTTGGGCGATGAATTGATTAAAGATATTACTTATTAAATAAAAATTTAGTTATGGCTAATACTATAGGTTCTTTAAATAGTGCAGAGCATCCGGTTGAAAAATACGCGGACGGTGTATCCGTTACACCAGTCTACCTATTTACACCAGAGTTTCCTGACAAAAAGGCTAAACAAACTACTGCTACTGCTACTACTGCTACTACTGCTACTACTCAATCGACAATAGAGTACACTTTTAATAAAATACAAAAAGGATGTGTAACGTACACTGACGAAAAAGGTGAAGTTATTTCTTTGTCTCTTTCTTACGGACAAAAGTTCAACGTGCCTAACACCCCTTATTTCTTAAAACAGTTCTCTAAGTACATAGAGGATATTACATTAACAATTAAATAAAAAACAATGTCATTTGTTGGACTGAACGTTAATGAGGGTGTTACTACGGGACTTAGTCCAGTATCGGTTACATCCAAGTATAACATCGCAATGCTCTTTGAGCGCGAAAGGGGAATCGCAAATGTTCCAGTAGAGATTACATCTTTGCAATCTGACCGTTTAAGATTTGGCGGTGTTAGTAGCGATAAGTTTGGTGCTTATGCTGCAAGACAGCTTTTCAAAAACGCAGCTGGATTAGGTGCGGTTCTTTACGGTGTACGTATTTTAGATGTCTCTAATAGCGTATGTGCAAGTGGCGAATTTGGTGTCACTTCTGGAAACACCATACCTGCACCTATTTTTAAAGTATGGGCAGGTCAAAAAAGCTACAAAGATTATGGTAGCTGGGCTAACTCTTTAACAAATTCTAGTAAAGGGGTTAGAGTAAAAATTTACCCTAAAAATTGGTATTCGGGATTAATTAACAAGTACCTAGTTCAAATTTTCTACAACGACGTTAAAGTAGAGGAGTTCTCGGGTTCTACATGGCAAAGTATCATTACACAAGCTAATGATGCTTCTTACTACGTATTACTTGAACCGCAAACTTTGTCTGGAGACATTACTGACGTAATCGACACTTTTTTATCGGGCGGAGTTTATTCTGCGCCGACTGAAAGTTTATATTACCCTGTTAGTGACGGAAGCAAAAAAGGTTTATCTTCTTTAGATGCTACTGAGTTGAACTTGATTTGCTGCCCTGAGTTAACTACCAACTCTATTGCTACTGTGGGAAATAGTTATTGTGGATCACACAATAACCGTCCTTTATTTATCCACTGTTTGCCTTTCAATGCGGACTCAACTGCTGTTACGGCTTTCGCTACTGCAAACCAATCTGCGGGAAATAACTTTATTGCTGCTTACAACATCTGGTCTAAAGTGTATGATGAAAAAGGTAGCACTATTTGGATTCCTGCTTTAGGTGAAATTATTGGAGCTGACTATGTTAGAATCCCTGCAATTCACAACGACCAATTATTCTACCCGCCTGCTGGTACTGATGGGTATTTTCAGGAAGTTTTAGACGTGTCTCCTAAAAACTTAACTAGAGATGACCAAACTCTTTGGTCACAACGATACAGTGTAAACACTGCTACAATTTCAAAAGGTAAAGGAACTTATGTAATGACTTCGCGTACTTGCAGCACTGATGACTTATACCAAAGCATACATATCCGTAGAATGACTTCGTTCTACAGAAACACTATGATGAACTCGTTGGACTACACAACTCAAAAGCCTATTACTCCTGAATTGTCCCGAGAGATTTATGTTTCTCTGTACCAATTCTTTTTAAATGAGTACAACGCTGGTGCGCTAGAAAAATTTATCAGTTTTGAAAAAGCCTGTGCTATTTCTGTTGCATCAAGCCCGCAAAACAGAAAAAAACTAGTAATTAAAGTCGACCTTATTTACACTGAATGTTCTGAAGTTGTATCTATCGAATTGAACCGCAACGATAACGCACTTACATTATCTAACTAATTAAATAACTATTTATGCCACGTCCTAGAGTTCCAAACGACTTGTACGTAACAAATGGCTGGTGGTTGGAGGTGGCAGGTTTAACTGCACCTCACTTCACAACATTTGAAGGAATTGGTATCACTACTGGAACAACATCTATAGTTGATGGGGGTTCTAATATTGAATACAATTTCGCGGGTCAAATATTAAAAACCAAAGAGATGACTTTAACACGTCCTCTTGACGGTTCTGCTGACGACATCGCTATTGACGCTCTTTACAACAAGTGTTTAAGGGAAGGTTATAAATTCCCCTGCGCTCTCGTAAAAACGCACAACGGAACAGAAGTTTTTCGTTTTGCTTTTAACGGTTTCCGTTTTAAAGATAAAGGTGAGCCAACACTCGATGTGGGTTCGGAAGACAAGTATTCTGTAACATACACAGCCACTTGTGATATTTTCTACAAGGTGTAAGTCTTGGGATATAGTCTTTGTTGTTTTATATTAAAGCTGTACAGTTTCCTAACTTGCAGCTTTTTTTGTTTTTTATAATTACAGACGTATATTTGCAGCATATTTTAAATAAAAATGAACAAAGACACTAAGTCCTTAAATTTTAGTCTTCCTTATCCAATGAATATTGATGGGGTAGATGTAATTGATTTATCCCTTTCTCCCGCTAATGGTGCGGTAGAAAAAATCATTGTAGGCAAAAAACCTGATAACCCTTACACATGGATTTGTGAAGTTATTTCTGTTTGCTTAAAAGAAATTAATGGTACTCCTATTTCAGCACCTTGCCGAGCCGAGTATGCTAAAACGGGAGAGCTGACAATCCCTAGTAAAGTTAGGCAAATACCTTTATCCGTTGCAAGTATTATCATTGTTGAAATTCACATGAGATTGTGGAAGGATAGAGTAGAAAATCAAAGTGGGGGTTGTATGAATTGCGGAAAACTTTTTACTTTTGACTTCGATTTAAGCAAAATTGAAATGAGTAAAGACAATGTTGATATGCTTGAAAAAATGACGCAGTTTAGGACGTTAGAGTGTGAATTGCCTAATGGATTTGAGTACTCTTCGCCCACACTTCCGAATCAAGTAAAAGCGTACCCAGAATTCGACGGTAAAATTTACAACAAATTTATTTTCCGAGTTCCTACTATTGGCGACGCAATGAACAATGAAAAAGAAAATGGCGACCAAGTTATGTATTGGAGACGTATTGCTTTTGATTGTTTACTCTCTGTTGAAAACGATAAGGGCGAAGTTTTGGCGACAAATTGCTGGAGAGAAATGGGGTTACGTCTTTATAACTCTGAAATGAGTTCAAAAGACTTGATTGCTATTCGTAAAACTTTGAGAGAAAGTATGCCCACTTTGTGGTTTTTCCACGATGAAACGTGCCCTCATTGCAATAGAAATACCAAAGTTGCACTTGAGGGAAACGCAGTATTCTCCGATTAAGTCCGCTACCGGAGAATATTTACTTAAAGGAGATAAATTTTGTGGTAAATCGGAGTATTTTATACTACCTTTGCAACAATAGTCTCGCGATGTTTAGGGACATAAATGAGCAGCTCTACCTTCAAGCATACGTACTAATGTCTGAGACTAATATGAGTTTTGAAGAATTTTTGCTTCTCGATACCTTTTCAAGGGATATTTTATACGCCATAGCTGAACTTGCTATGAAAAAAAAGAATAGAGTGTAAAAAATTTGGCACATGAATAACGGTATAGTAGTTGATTTCGTTTTAGGATTTAACCAAAAAGGTATTCACAACATAGGTGTGTGGAATACTTCATTCGTTGCTGTTAATCAAACTGTAGGTCTCCTTACTCGCACAATAAATGAACTGGACTCAATAGTTATAAAGAGTAACATAGCGTTCAATGGGTACACTAATTCATTGAACGCCTATGCTACATTTCAACAAGGTATTATAAAAGACAAGCTTTTAGGATCGGCTACTGACTATATGTCTGCAGCTACTATGATACAAAGAAAGGGTGTCCAAATGACCGAACAAAATACTAAACTCCTTTCCGATTGGGCTGCTGCAAGTGGAGAAACTGCGGATGTTGTAGCTAATGATTTGGTAAGCGCAATAAATGGTAGCGAAGGGGCTTTAGAAAAGTACGGCATCAGTATGCAGAAAATCCACCAACTCCTATACACGAACGTCGCTGGTTCTCGTTCTATGGCACACGCTGTTATGGATATGGCTCATGGAATGCACCAATTTGACGACGCTTTTAAAAAGATGCCTCTTACATTTGATAGACTTGAAAATCGAATGGAGGAAATGCGAAAAACTTTTTTCCAATCTATTGTAGGTAAAACTACTGACAAAGATAGCTTAGGGTACTTAGTTAAAAACACTATACAAGACGGCATTAATTTTATTGCTAGTCACGCACAAGATTTTAAGAATGCTGCACTTATGATTACAACATACCTTCGAGTATTTTGGAGGGCGGCATCTACATTTTTTGGTTATGTTTTTAAAATGCTAGGACAAGCTGTAAAATGGCTTTTTGGCAT